AACTAGTTATCAAAGTGATGCTCCTATCACTACAAATAATGCCCTTTTTAAATACGAATTAGATTTTTCTACATTAAGTGATTTTGGTGAAGGTGATATAGGAGATACTGCTGAATTTATATTATCAACAGATGGTATTAAAACTTTTAGAGCATTAAAATTTTCCAAATTAAAATCACAAATTCCAAATACAACTTCTGTTGTTAGTCCATTAGCACTATCAGGAACTCAAATAAGTTTATCACAATCCTTATTTAATATTCAAACAATACTTAATAACGGTGATTTTTGTCCTTATTTTGATACAGCAGGTAATTTTGATAGGATTACTATGTCTAATATGAGAAACTATATGACTACACAAGCTATTAATTTTGGAACAGACGGTTCTACTTCAGGACAGCGCGTATTTGGTAATGCTGGAAGGGAAGCCGAAATTACTGGAACTGAAATAATAATAACTAATGGTGCTGATAGATTAGAAGTAAATACTGACGGTAGTCTTAAATATAAAGATAGTTCAAAAACTTTATTTATGGTTTTACCATTACAAACTGCTATTGATAGTGATAATTTTGCTGTTTTGTGTCCTTCATTTATGAGAACAATTGCTATAAATAATACAGCAGCACAAAATCAGTGGAATAATTTAATAACTTTTAGAAGGGCTTCAAATTCAATCAGTCAAGCATTTTCACAAGCGGTATATGATTATACTGAAAGTGGAGTTGATATAAATAGATATTATGGTTTATTTAGTGATCAATCAGTAGGCACAAACTCAGGAACTACACCGATAATCGAAGTAAGAGGGGACGGTCAAATAGTATTTAATGCCGATTTGACTGTTGCTTCACCTATGCCTAATAATAGTGTATTAGTCGCTCAAACGAGATATTCACCGTTAATTAGTGGTTCAACTTATTTGAGTAAGTATATGCCTTATATATATTTTGGTTTAGCACATTCAAACAAAAGTGAAGCATTTATTCGTTGGACTTATTCTACAGCAACAGGACTAAATTATTGTGGATTTAATTATGGGACTAATAGTGGAAGCACGGATATTATGAGTTTAGCTTCAAACGGAAATATGGCGATTTTAGGTTCATACGGTAGTAGTGATAAAAGAATTAAAAAAGATATAATAGACGCTGATTTAGACGAATGTATAACAGTTATGAAAAGTATTAAATTAAAAAAGTATAAATATACAGACGCTTATCAAGAAACTTATAGCACAACAAAAAAAGAAGTTTATGGTTTTTTAGCAGACGATATATTAGAAAACGAATATTTGGATTATTGTGGTGAGATTAGTGATATGCCTAAAACCTTAAGTAGTGGTGAAGTATTACACGACTTTAAAACAATAGAAAAAAGTAAAATATTAAGTGTATTATGGGGGTGCTGTAATAAACAACAGAATAAAATAGAAGAACAACAAACCGAAATAGAATTATTAAAAAGTGAAATAGAAAATATTAAATCACATTTGAATTTATAATATTTTAATAAAGTATGATTAATACAATTTTAATAATTGTGGGAAATTTATTATTAACAGGTTTAGTAATATATGATTTTATAAAAATTGATAGAAAAATAGAAGAAGTTATTGCGACACCAGTTTAATAAACTTTAATTAAATTTAATTTGTTAATAATTCAAAATTAAAATATTATATATATTATAATAAAATATGAACCCAGAACAAGTCAAATTTTCGTCTAGTGCGGTAGAAGCAACTTCCGCTGAAAGTGAATTAGTTATTTTCCGTAGTGAATTAACTTCTTATAATCCAGGCTCTAATAAATTCGTGAGAATTAATTTAGCTGTAGCAGATAAATCTTGGATTGATTTTAGTGATAGTTGTTTATCACTTAAATTTACTAATCGTTCTCACGATACGGCAAGTGCTTCTACGAGTGAAACTGCTGTTAAAACTCAATTATCTAATTTAATTAAATCCATAACAATTTTAAATTCTCAAGGCGAACAGGTAGAATACATTAACAATTATAATCTCATATCTAATATAATTGACGATTATACTATGGGTTCTAATCATAAAGTCGGTGTAGAACAAATTTTAGCTGGTGGTTCAAACGACGGAGACCCTAACAACGCTAGTGAAGTCGCTGGGGCAAATTCTACCAGTGAAGCTGACGGTTCTTCTTTAACTATGGTTGATAGACTTATGACTGGAACTACTAGCGGTCAATACCTTCTACCTTTAGGATATTTAATAGGACAGGCGCCTAGTATAATTTTAGAATTATGCGACCCTGCTGAATGTCTTAAAATTAATACAGCAGCAAATACCGTCGCAGCTTACGCTGTTAGTGAAGTTCAAATTAGAGCTAAACAGATTAGATTTAATTCTGCCTTCAATGCTAATTTTGAAGCTACTTTAGCTTCAGCAGGGGATATGGGTGTAAATTATATTACAGAAAGTTTCCTCCATAATCAGGCTTCACTAAATTCAGGTATTAGCGGTCAGCAGACAGTTCCTTTTTCTGTAAATCCTCGTTCTGCTAAATATATTCTTGCCTGTATGCGACTAGAAGCTAATGTTGCTAATCGTGATAAATTTTCTTTAGGTTGTCGGTCTTCTTGTGCCTTAGGGGAATATTCCTTTGAAATTTCAGGAAAAATGTATCCCTCGCAACCTATCCAAGTTTCTAATACAAACTACGCACAGGCGTATTCAAATCTTTTAGATTGTTTAGGACAGATTGGAAATCTTAACCATAATACACTAATCACCAAAGGAACTACACGAACACTTTTCTATTCTAATACTCAGGGAACTGACCAAAAATTCGTAGCAGGTTTAGTGTTAGAAGATTTTAATTCAGCAACAAACCCTTCTACCTACTCAGGGGCAAACCTTTCTACCGTGGGTCAAATGTCCTTTAGACCAAAAATAGATACAGCACTAAGTGGGGCGTATAGAGTTGATTTCTTTACTTCAATCGATATGAGCCTTCATATAACTGCGGACGGTAGAATGTTCTCAGTGCGGTAGATTATTAATTTAAAATTGATTTCGTCCGTCAATTATTTAAAAACAAATAAATATATATATATAATATGATAGAAGGAATAATATATTTAGTAGAATTTGAAGATAATACTAATTATGTTGGTTCAACTCAATATAGTATAAATAAGCGTTTATTACAACATAGAAATAACAAACCAAACAAAAACGGATTTAGTCCGCAAATTACTTCTAAATTAAATAATAATATAGATTTTATAATTAAAATTTTAAAAAACGATTTATTTTTCAATAAATATGATTTATGGTATTGGGAAAGAATTTATACAAAATTAACTGATAATACTATTAATAAAAATCAATGTTGGAGAACAACAGAAGAAGAAAAATTACAAATAAAAAATACAAAAACTTTAGCAGATAAAAAATATCGTGAAAAAAATAGAATTACTTTAAATAATTATAAAAATATTAAATATACTTGTGCTTGTGGTGGTTCTTATAATAACGGAAATAAACCAAGACATTTTAGAACAAAAAAACATATAGAATATTTAAATAAACTTTAATAAAAAAAAATATAATTTATATATATTATGAATAGTGGATTAACCGCATTAGAAAAAAGACCACTCGCTTTAGGATTAAATAGCACAGCTACAACTGAAATAGGTAGTTATAAAAATTATCTTACTCAATCACCTACTAATTTAGGTAAAGCTGTTAATGGTGAAATTACACTTATGCCTAATTATCAATATAAAAGAAGATTTCAATAAATTATATATTTTAAATAATATATGAAAACATATACTTTAGAAAAATCAAAAAGTAAAAATAAAAAATTTAAAATAACAAATGGTAAAACTATAAATTTTGGTGATAGTAGATATGACGACTTCACACTACATAAAAACCCTAATAGAAAAAAATTATATTTAGCACGGCATAGAAAAAGGGAAAATTGGAATAAGTCAGGAATTAATACTGCTGGATTTTGGAGTAAAAATATACTTTGGAATAAAAATACTTTAAACAAAAGTATTAAAGATACAGAAAAAAAATTTAATATAAAAATTACAAAAAAATAAATTAATATCTTTTTTTTATGTTGTAATAATATATGAGTTTTTTATCAGGTATTTTAAGTAGTGTATTAAAAGGTGGTGCTGTTAAAGCAGCGATTAGGGCAGCTACTAAAGGAATTAAAAGTGGTGGTGGAAAAGTAATAAAAGGATTAATGCGTGGAGTTCCAAGAACTATTCGTGGTATAAAATCAGGTTCAGCACAATTAAGGGTTTTACCAACAGCTTTAAAAGAAGCAACTGTTATAGCAAAATCTTTACCTAAAGGATTTGGGGCTTCAAACACAGCTAGGGTCGCAATTAATAAAATGTCGCAATTATTAGGTAAAGCTTCTAAAGGTGCTTTGAATAAAGACGCAGCTAAAAGATTAGCAACTAAATTAACAAAAACTTTAGCAGATAAAAATAAATCAAAAGTATTAAAAGATATATTAAAAAACGCAAGGGCGAACGAAACTTGGGGTCAATACATAGCTCGTGGAGCGAAACAAGGAAAAAATTTAGCAAGGTCAATAGCTCAAGGTGGGGCAGAAAATGTCGTAATAGATAAATCTATTTCTACGGCAGGAAAAGTATTGGGTGGTATTACAGCAGGAACGGCAACAGCACTTACTACGAATGCTATAGTTAATAAAAAATAAATAAATAAATAAGAATAATAATAAAAAAATAATATATATATAATATTATAAATGTTCCCTTCGTTTAATAGAATAGCTGGTATTGTAAAGAAAAATATAAAAGGTGTAAAAAAAATGACCCCTATGATTAGGAAAGGTGTAAAAAGACTACTACAACAATTTACTTAATTAATATTAAATAAATTCAAATACTAAACTTACTTAAATACATAAGTTTTTACTTATTTTTTTTACTTATTGGCGTAATTAAATCTAAAAATGCCTAGTTTAGTCATAAAAAATATTTTTTATGACTGTTTTAAGCATACTTATATCTATTTACTTATATATATAAGAGTTTTTACTTATATTTACATATTTATATAATTTTTTTATTATATTTTTTACACTTTCATATTTTTAAATATAATATAAATAAAATTAATTATATAATAAAATATTATTAATAGTATAATGGGATTTTTCGATAGTTTCGCTAGAAGTTTTACAAGTATAGGTAAAAAAATTGCTAAACCTTTTGTTAGAACAGCAAAAGTATTTGCTAAAGGTGGAAAACAAATTGGAAAAACTTTAAAAAAACAAGTATTTAACGATAGATTTGCTAGTGGATTTAGAAAAGGTTTCGGTGAGGTGGGTAAAGCACTTCAAGTTCCAGCAAAATTTATTGCTAAAAACGACCCATTGGGTAAAGTAATGGGTCCTGTTGGTTTTTTATCACCTATTCAATTAGGCACTGGCTTAATAACACAACCTTTAGCGAGTATTGGTTATTTAGAACAACTAGCAGTAGATAAAAAATTACAAAAAAAATTAAGAAGTGGTGATATGAATACAATTATAGATACAGCATTAGCCCCTGTAGGATTAGTCCCTTTAGGTTTTGGTGGAAGTTCAGTAGCAAAAGGTATAGGAAAAGGTGCTGCTAAAAGTGCTGCTAAAAATATAGGTCGTGCTACAGCAAAAAGAATTACTAAAGTTGGAGGTAGAAAAATTGGTAAAAAAATAACTAAGGTTGCTACTAAAAAAATAACTAAAGGTGCTGCTAAAAGTGTTTCTAAAGGTGCTACTAAAAGCGTTGCTAAAAATGCTACTAAAACTGGTAAATTTAACGAACAATTATTAGCTGGTTTAAAACCAATTAAAGAAATTCCTAAACAACCTTTTATTAAACAGACTTTAACAAAAGCTCAAAGATTAAAAAATGCTAAAGCTGGACTTGCTAAAGCTGGTAGAACTGGTAAATCTGTAAAAGCTTTATTTTAAATTATGAAAGTAAATTTAATAAAATTATATTTTATTTATATATATGGTTGATAAAGATAAATCAATAATTAAAAAAGATAAAGTTAAAAAAGATAAAGTTAAAAAAGATAAAGTTAAAAAGAAAAAAATTAAAAAAGCTTTAAAAAAAAAACAAAAAAAAATGCCTAAAAAAGATTTCAAAAAATTAGCAAAACAAATTAAAGATAAATTAGAAGCACGAACTAAAGGCGGTCAAGCCTTAGAAAATATAGCAAGTAAATTAAGACAAAATGTTCCACCACTACCAATATTCAATCCTACTTTAGCTGCTAAAGATATTAAAGAAAGATTAAAAACTGATACAAAAAAAGAATTTGCTAAACCAATCAAAGACTTTAAAAATATGAAAAAAAAATATGAAGAAGTTTTAATGAAATATAACAATGGTGAATTATCAGCAACAGATTTATTTGAATTATATGTTGAAACTAAACAATTCGCTAATACAGCAAACGAATATATACCAAGTCAAACTGAAATAACAAATGCTTATAAAACTTTAAAATCTAAATTAAAATATTTTAGAACTTTTATTAATTCTAATAGACCTTCAGGACAAAATCCTTTACAAGAAAATATTATTGAAACAGTCCAACAAAGAACTACACGACCTTCACCTTCACCTCCACCACCACCTTCACCTGAACCTGAACCTTCACCTTCACCTTCACCTTCACCTTCACCTTCACAACCTATTCAAACTCCAAGTCCAACAATTTCTAATATTTATAATGCTATGACTTCTACAAATTTAGCTGCTACAACAGCAGCTTTAGGGTTAGGGTTAGGGTCAGGTGCTATTTTATTAAATAAAATGAATATTATGAGAAATACAGGACAATTAAATAGACTAAATCAAGAAAATATTTTAAATCGTGCTACTAATATAGCTGAAGCTGGATTAGGTCAAGCTATAGGTAATCAAGTTCAACAAGCTACACAAATAATAGGGAACGAAATTCAACAATCACAAGAAAATTTAAATAGATTAAGACAAACTACTTCAACAGAAAGAAATTTAAATCCAAGACGACAAAGACCACCTTTAAGACAATCTACTATTGATAAACAAAATAGGGCAAGGGGATTTAAAAATACTAAAAGTAGAAGTTTTAAAGATATGCCTTTAGGTGAAAAAGTAGAAAGCCCAACTGCCGAAGAATTTGAAAGAATAGAAAAAGAACAAAAATTAGAAGAAGATTTGGGTCTTAACCCTATGCGTCCTTTAACTAAAAAAGATATTAAGGAAAGTATGGAATTAGAAAGGGAAATGTCTGGTGATTTAAGACCTGTTAGGGAGGAAAGTGTAGAAGATATGCTTAAAGAACAAACTCAAGCACAAAATTTAGCAGATACTATGAATAGAATGGGTAGGGATATTACTATACCTACAGAAGACGAAGAATTACGAACCGAAGAAGATATATTAGCTCAATTTTAAATTTAAAAATATGTTATAATATATATGAATAATAAAGATAATTATATACAAAGACTTCCAATAGAAATTATATTAAATTCTAAAAACGGAATACAAATAGGCGATACAGACGGACATAAATTTTATGAATTACAAAGTGAAATAACCGCAAGAAAAGACGAGAATATTATTTTACACTTAAAAAAAGCTTTTATTCCTTTTAGTTTTTATCTTTTAAGCTCAAATCAAAAGAATAATATATTAGATATAATTGAAACAAAAACAGACGCTTCAACTAATACATATTCTATTACTATACCAGACGGAAATTATAATATTTTACTTTTAGTAGATAAAATTAAAGAATTATTAGAAGATAATTCTAATGTAGCTTTTGCTTTCAAATATAATATTACTTATGATAGTATAAAAGGAAAAGTATCTTTTTTAATAGATAGTGGAACTTCAGTTCAATCTGCTACTTTATTATTTTCAACAGGTTCAAATGTATCTAATTCGTGTAATAGAATATTAGGATTTGATAATACAGATATAACCTTTACAACAAGCACTTCTGCTACAAGTCAAAAAGTAATTGATATTGCCGACGGTTTAGACGGATTACATATTAAATCTAATCTTATCGGTTCTAATGTGGCTACAACAGAAGGCGATAGTGGAGCAGGTGAATTATTAATTATACCTATAGATTTACAACCGTATAATATTTTATACTTTAACGAAATAACAGAACCCTTCAAACATAAAATTAGTCAAAGTTCTATAAAAAGAATAGAAATTAAAATTACAGATAGTCGTGATAATACTGTTAATTTTAACGGATTACCTTATACTTTCATATTATTAGCTGAATTTGTTTTTAATCCAAGTTCAACTTTAACAGTTGTAAATAAAACTTTAGACAACGAACAAGCACTATTATCACGAATAGCTATGGATAATGATTTAGCAAATAAAATGCTAAAAAAAATAAATAATAATAATATAAATGAAAGTGATAGAAAGGCAAAATAATATTAAAGTTTCAGGAACTAAATTCAAAACAGGTGATAGACCTGATAATTTAGAAAATTTCTTAAACTATGTAAATTGTAGTGCTATTATAGGATTACCAGCTTCAGGCAAAAGTTCTTTGATAAAGACTTTACTTTATGGAACTAAAGAAAGTAATTTATATAACAATGTATTTCATAGTGTTTATTATATTAGTCCCAGTTTGACTATGGACTTGAAATTACCTGAAGAAAAAATTATTAGTCTCGGTGATAATGACGATTTAGCTGGAATAATTCAAGAAATTATAGATATAGAAAAAGACGAAGGTGAAGAAGACGAACACCACCGAGTAGCTATTTTCTGCGACGATTGCGTATCTTGGGTTAATGGTGATAAGGCAAGTATGAGAATTTTTAAAAAAATTTGCTTCAATGGTAGGCATATTTTAGGCAAATATAGTTCTTTACAGACTTTTATAGTTTCTCAAAAAATTCGAAGTATTCCAATTCAAATTAGGTCGCAACTCAATCAAATATGGTTCTTTGAAAGCACCCAAAAAGAAAAAGAAGTATTCACAGAAGAATTTTTACCAGTAGATACTAAAGAAGCAGACTTATTATATGATTATGTTTATGACGAACCCCATAATTTTATGTTTGTAAATTTATTATTACCTAAAAATAAGCGTATCTTTAAAAATTTTAATAACCTCGAATTAATTAAAAATTAAAATTGATTGTATAAATCTAAAAATAAAATCTAATATAAATATATAATGAATTTAGAAGAAATCATAAAAAAAAATAAACCTAATGCTAGTGAAACAAGTATAAATACTTATATTGCGAATCTTAAAATATTACATAATTTATTAGAAGGTAATAAAGATATACAAAATTTTAACTTTTTTAAAGATTATAATAAAGTATTAGAAGTATTAAATAAAAAAGCAAATACAACTTTAAAAAATTATTTAGTTGCTGTTGTTGTAGCAATACAAAAAGATAAAAAATTTGAAAGTGTAATTGAAAAATATAATTCTAAAATAAAAGAATTACAAGGTGAAGTTATGGATAATTATGAAGACCAAAAAAAATCACAAAGTCAAAATTCCAATTGGGTAGAATACCCTGAAATATTAAAACTTTTAAAACAATTAAAAAAAGATACTAAACCATATTTAGAAGCTGACCCAAATAAACTAACTAATAAACAAAAAATATTAATTCAACAATATTTACTTTTATATTTATATTCAGGTGTCGCTTTTCCAGTTTTAAGAAACGACTTTGCGGATATGAAAGTATTATCAAAAGATATTAAAACTGACCCAGACAAAAATTATTTAATATTAAATAAAAATACTTCTTTATTTAAATTGAATGAATATAAAACAAAAAAATATAATGGGGAACAAATTATTAAATTTAGTGATAAAGTATTAAAAAAATTAATACAAGATTGGTTAAATATTACTAAGAGTGAATATTTATTAATAAATGTGAAAGATAAAT